ATACAACAGGAGCAACGTCTGATGCAACTTCTGATGCAACGTCTGACGCAACGTCTGATGCAACGTCTGGTATAATGACTGATGCAACGTCTGGTATACTGTCTGATGCAACAGGTGCAACAGGTACTTCAGGTGCAATGGCAACTTCTGGAGTATCCAACTCCTCAGGGGAAGACACGATCATACTAGAAATAGTAGAGTCCTCCGTATCAGGACTGTGTTCACTATTTGCATTATAGGAGTTGGCATTTGAATTGGAATTAGAACTAACCACCACACGTGGTTTACGTGAAGTACGTTGTTTATTCAACGTCAGAGGTCCGGTAGACATGCTATTTATACCATAGTATTTGATTTGTACGTACTATACGACCGCGATGGGTCATATGTATCAACGGGGTGGAAGTTCTTAAGTATTTTAGCAGCTTTTAACAAAATTTCCCGCTTTTCTACATTATCCGGACGAATCCTTGCAGTAGCTTCATCCAATGTACACCACATAATTCCACTGATTTCCCGAGCCATATGATAATCTTCCTTGTTCACTTGAACTTCTACCGATTGCTTGCATACTGCAATATAGTACTTATGACAGTATCGTACTCCACTAGAACCAAAAAAGGTCTCAGAGATAGACTGGGTGTTTTGAATAACCATAAAATCAGATCGCTTGATAGTGGTTTCTTCTTGAAATTCGCGAATGGCACAACTCATATCCGTTTCATATGGATTTCGTCGCCCCTTAGGAAATCCCCATTCAGGTTCCACCCACTTGGTCGGGTTCTCCTCCAACAATGTAGGCAATTTATCTTTAACGTGCATAAATTTCTTAATGGACGCATCATAATCATTTTTGTGAGATCGGATACTAGACCGTTCTCCCCAGAGTGTTTGCCATAATTCATCAAATGTCTTGGTCCGAAGACGCTCGTGTTCTGATTGTGTCATATTACGGAGCAAGCGACAAATATAGGGTTCATCTAATTGACCATAACGCCCGCGCAAAAACTCCACATAAGCAATGGAGTCTTTTCGTTTGATTAATAGAAATTGAATAGAATCATACCCATTGTGAATGGTAGCAGAATTAGAAAACAAAGAGGTATTACAATCATTATTTAAATAACGCACAGCGATGAGCCCATAACTCGTTACAGGTGCCAAACAGGTACGAAATACATGCCCTACTATGCCACAATTACTGCACTGTTGTGTCCGGTTAGATTCCATATTATTACACGAAACACGAAATACGAATCACTCTTCTTATAAAAGTATCGGTGGAAGGCTTTAGACCAATTTATTGTGAGAAAAGAGCGTAGTATAAGAAATAGGAGGATTCTAATAGAATGCAGTTTCCACCGAATGTATGGGGACCATTTTTCTGGCATACAATTCATATCGTAGCACTTGGATATCCAAAGAATCCAACCTATACTGATAAAAAGTCTGCAAAGGAATTTTATGAATCGTTAGCATTTTTAATTCCATGCCCCCTCTGCAAAGAGCATTATAAAGATCATTTATCCAAGAAGCCGCTCACGCCTTTTTTAGATTCTAGAACGGATTTAATCAAATGGACGGTGGAGATTCATAATATTGTTAATAAGGCAACAGGTAAATCTGAATGGACATTGGAAGAGGTGATGGCATATTATGAACGTATTGGAAGTCGCAATCGCTCCCCTGTTTGGACAAAGGAGGATATGAATGAAGTAGATTATAAGTCATTTATCAAAGGTTTTATAACGGGAAGTATGTTACTTTCTGCTTTTGGAGGGGTGTTCTATTTTATTAATAAGATTAAATAAGAGAATTAGAGAGATGGCTGCTCCACCTGCTGCAAGATCATGGTGGGAAAAGATGGGGTTACCTGCTCCTGCAGGTACTCTTGCTCGCGCATCCACGAATACTACGGGAAAATCAACTACGCAAGATGCTACAAAGCCCCCTGCCGCACCAGGGACATCTGAATTTGGTGCTACAGCCGCCTTACCCTCTTGGGCGATGCCATCTGGAATAACAGCAGGGCTATCAACAGGACTTTTGGCAGGTAAAGGTTTTTTTACAAGAATTGTTACTTATTTCTTTTCTATTCTTTTGGTCCTCTGTGTGATTTTACTCTTTGTTCATTATGTATTGGGTATTCCTATATTTAAATTACAAGCTGGTGCTCCCGGTCAGATTCTAATACCAGGCTTTGATACAGGAACATTATATTGGAGTAGAGTAAATCCAGCACAAATTAAAAACAGTGATCTGCCCATTCAAAACCAATTTTATAATTATACCATGATTTTGGACATGTTTATACAGAATCCGATGCAGTTTTCTAAATCTCCGCGTATTTTATTCACACGTGGTGCAACATTACCCCCCGTTAAACCAACAGGTAAAACACTAGTTGATATGTTGGGTCCATATAATTTGGCAATTGCATTATTACCTGATACGAGTGATCTTTTGGTGTCTGTACTCAATACAAAACGTCGTATGGAAAATATAATTATTCCAAATATTCCTGTCCAAGCGGCTTTTCGGATTGGAGTAGTAATTATGGAGAAAGCCATGGAAGTGTATATAGATGGCAAATTAATGAAGACACGAACATTTGATGACGTGCCGATGAGTGTATTAGGAGATATCTATCCTGCTGCAGATACTGACACCAATATTGCAAAAATGCGCAATTTAAAAATATGGCCTCAGATTTTAATGGCACCTGAAATTCGCTATGCAGTGCCAGCGTTAAGTACAACAGATCAAATGAATGGAGGCCCCATGCCCGTTACGGCATCCTGTACGATATAGTTTCTGCGCCATGTAAAAGCAATCAATCAGTAGAGGGAATGACATTCATTACGATTTGTATATTTATTTTACTACTTATGCTTATTACTGGTTATCTTGTTATCTATGTTATTTATCCAGGATCAGGTAATACGGATACATTGAAACAGATAATACCACTTAGTAAAAAACAAACACTGGTAACTGCAGATGATGTTCAGGCAAAGCTATTAGGAAATAGTGGCTGCACGGTGATGGGATTTTTTAAAGTAATAGGTGGCGATCGTACTTCTAAATCAGATAATCCATTTACTCCCATCTTATACATAGAAAATAACTGGTATTTTGAGATTGCGCATGCACCATCAGGCAAAGATCATGCATCTGCTCAGCTTCGCGTGAAGACCAGTGGTGGTACGATTGGATCAGAAATGATAGAACTTCCTCCTATGCTAAAACAAAAATGGGTGTGTGTTACTATTTTAAGAGAAGGACGACGATTTGATATTTTGTATGATAACAAGATTGTAGCCTCACAACGTCTAGAGAATTATCCGGTTATGGTCAGCAGTCCACTTATGGTAGGCAATGATGCAGTAAAGGGATCCGTTGTACATGTCATTATTAATAACACACGGCTTTCTCCTAATGATGTGGAAAGAGAACGTTTAACTCATGTGGATACCAACAATGTAGTCTTGGAAGAAAATGCAATTGATTTTAGTCTTCCTGTTATCAAATTAACAGGTCAATGTATTCCCGGATTACCATGTGATCCAATTACAAAGCCGCCAAATAATAATTTGTTTCAGTGGAAATCCCCCTATGCATAATGCGATAGATAGAATATCGCCGTCTCTGTCAGAAGAATGGAGTCGGTCAATGCAAATTCGGCATCTCCCATTGCACGGTTAATTCCCGTTCTCATTTTTGCAGCCGCATTAATTGGTATTTATTATTTGTATCAATATCTTTACGGTGTATCTACTGGCAATTCATATACGTTAATCACTGGAAATCAACTAGCCAACCCCGCTGTTTCCCCTACACCTATTACATCCGATAAACTACCCGGTTTATATGAAGGAGGTGAATTTACATTTTCTACGTGGATTTATATCAATGATTGGAATTACAATAAAGGATACAATAAACACATTGTAAGCATTGGTGGCGCTTCCTTTGATACCATCTGGATTTACTTGGGAGCAATGCGTCCCAAGTTGTACGTTCGGCTGCATACTGCGGAGGGTAATGTAGCTTCCCCGCCGGGCGACGGCAATTCCTTTAAGAAACGTGAAGCATTGGATCCTTCTAGTAAAACTGCTACATTTCGTACTCCCTATAAATTAGATGAAAACCTTCTTGAGGAGGAAAATGCATTGTGCGATTTGCCGTCTGTGGAGATGCAACGATGGGTAAATATTTCCGTTGCAGTGAATGGAAAAACAGTAGATGTATACATGGATGGTAAATTAGCGCGTTCATGTGTATTACCAGCATCATTTAAGGTAGCTACTGCATACAGTGCTAAATTGTTAGAAACAGGAGATGGTAAACCAGAACCTACGAATGCAAGTGGATTAGGGGCTCAGCCAGGGTTTGGTGGACACATTGCCACCACAGTGATGTATGATGCAGCCCTGAATCCTGAACAAGTTTATAAGAATTATGTTGCAGGACCTGAACCAATTACATCATTTGGTGCATGGTTTATGTCTTTCTTTTCTCCGACAGTGAATAATTCTCCAACTACAAATGGCCCAACCGCCGCAAAAAGTGGCCAGTAAATGGAAAATAAATAATGCAATTTAGTAAAAGGAAGTAGATGTTTGCTACCAATTCAAAACCGGCAAATACTGCAACGGCGAATCCGTTTAGTGGGTTATTTGGTTCTTCCAATGCTCCTGCAGCAAATGGGCAGTCCGGTGGTATCATGCAGGAGTTGCTTTATGGGGTTGTATTTGTGGCATTATTGTTTATGGTGTTAATCTTAACGGAGGTGATTTACAAGTACATTCATCGGTTATCCATGAATCGTACCGAGCTGATACCAAATACATGTATTATGGATTCTAACCCGAAACAAATTATTCAGAATCCTAACAGTACGGATAAGAATGCCAAACCGATTCATTTATCGCATAATGAGCGATCAGGTATTGAATTTAGTTATTCCTTCTATATAAATGCCGATCCCTCCGTTTTTAGACAAGAGGATGGACTGCTCCATATTTTTCACAAAGGATATGCTAATCAGTTTCCTCTGTTAGGACCTGGTGTCTATATGCGTTCTCATACGAATACACTGCGTATTTACATGAATACGTTTCAAACATGGAATAAGTACATAGATGTAGAGAACTTTCCTGTGAGCAAATGGGTGCACGTAGCCATTGTGTGCAAAGAAAACGCATTGGAGGTATTTATTAACGGAAATCTGTCTAAGAAAATGCCATTTGAAGGATATGTTCCTTACCAAAATTACGAGGATATTTGGTGTTTTAGCGATCGTATTATTGCTATGAAGCCATCATTAAATGGTGCACCAACTGGACCTGCCTCCTTGGATGATACAGGATTCAATGTGTTTGGTAAAATGCGCGGTATGATGAGTCGGTTGTATTACTTTAGTTATGCTCTCTGTTATTCTGAAATTCAAGAATTAATGGGCATGGGACCTTCTTCCAAGATGGATTCCTCATCTATGAACGACAAGCCTCCTTATTTGTCTGATACATGGTGGGCAAATGGATACTAAACGGTATTACAACGGTATTACAACGGTATTACAACGGTATTACAACGGTAATACAATCAACGTAATTATTATGTAGGTCTAAAGGGTATACATAATAACTACTACAAAACTAGTAATGCCAGGTGGCGGTCTATATGCATTGGTAGCCTACGGAGCACAGAACGTGATTCTGAGTGGAAATCCTGATTTTACCTATTTTTACAAATCTTATAAGAAATATGCCCACTTTGCGGAAGAATCTGTGACGTTTGCCATGGATGGCCCTCAGGATCTCTCCTATGATCAGCCGATTCAAGTCCGATTTAAATTTCAACGTATTGCGGATTTAGTGCGTGATGTGTATTTTGTATTTGATTTACCTGATATTTATTGCAAATATATTGAGAGTATGCCTGTTCCAGTCACAGGTCGTCAATCCCAGTATAATTTTGCATGGGTGAATTTCATTGGATGTCATATTATGCAGTCCGTGGGAATTTACATTGGTGGTCAAAAAATTCAGGAGTTTGATGGGGACTATATGATTGCCAAAGCACAATGTGATTTGGATAAAGATGGCTATCAGAAATGGCAGACATTAGTGGGTAATATTCCCGAATTAAATGATCCTGCTAATGGGCTTTATGGTGGTGGTATCACAGGTACAGGGTATCCACTGGTCTATAATAATAATGGACCGAGCAAGTCCACTACTAACCCGACTAATACCAATCGTCCATCTATTGTGGGAAGTACCCTACAGGTTCCGCTGCCCTTTTGGTTTGCAGAATCTACGTTTGAATCTCTGCCATTAGTGGCCCTACAATATCATGAATGTGAAGTACAGTTGACACTGAGACCGATCAATCAACTCTATCGGATCCTAGACAACAATGGCTACCAAGTTGCACCTGGTTATCAGTTTCAACCTTCCCCTGTGGCCTTGCAACCTCTTAATAACTATTATACAGCGGTATCTACTATTACAGATATCACTATTAATAACTTTTTAACAGATGTAGGTACGCCAAATCCACTCTTGAATACATGGCCTCTCAATCCTCGCATTCAGTTAACCTATGTATACGTCACCGATGAGGAACGGAATCAGTTTTCTTCGGAACCATTGCAGTACTTGGTGCGACAAATTACCTCCTATGCATTTGATGGATTAACCTCGCGTGAATTTGTGGAGTTGGATACGCATAATCCGATTGAGCGTATATTGATTCTTCCCCGACGATCGGATTCTTTGGTGAATCGCAATCAAGTAACGAATTTTACCAATTGGGTTAATCCGACAAAACCACCGTTTCTTTCTGCGGGAGGAGGCTGGCCGACCTCCATTAATTTGACTTCTGCTACGGGAACCTTTGTATTGAATGGTCAACAGTCTATTTTTAGGACATTAACTATTTTGGGAGATGGTAATCCATTACAAGAAGAGAAACCGATTGAGTATTTTACCCAAGTGGTTCCGTGGAAGTATGTAAAAGGTCTACCCGACACGGGACTGGTGGTCTATCCTTTTCTTCTGAACTCACCGACTACACAGCCAACAGGTAGTATTAATAGTAGTCGGATCAAATCGTTTCAAATTGATTTGAATGTCTATCCTCTTCCTGCTAATAGCTTTTATCAGTATAATATTACTATATATGTGGAAAGTTTGAATTGGGTAACAATTGCATCAGGTATGGGAGGGTTAAAGTATGCTCTGTAAATGCTCGTTTTGTTGTTTGCATTAAATTCCATCGTGGACATAGAATGGGGAAGTTAGATGACCTATTAAAAAAAGTTAAAAAAGCCATAAAGGGGCCAATTAATAAGGTGCTAGAGGAAAATGAAATACGTATTGTGGAAGGAGGTCCTACAGATTCTCCTACGGGATCACAAGCAACTACGCAAGCACAAGCAAAATCGCAAGCACAAGCAACTACGCAAGCACAAGCAACTACAGGGGATGCCGCCAGTTCTCTTGGTGGAAACTTATTGACCAGAGTAAATAATACTGTTACGCCTACACCCCCTAAGGACCCCTCTCCTGGAACGGGTGATGCTACCGATCCGACAAAGCAACCTGATTACTCTCCCAATCCAGAAGATTTTTGGCCTATTTATCCTAATCAAGATAGCACTGCAAAACAACTTATTAAACGAATTATAAATATAACTGCTCAATATTTAACATTCTTAATATCTATTGTATTAGCATCGGCAGTAGCCAATGAAATGATTGTGTATCCTGCTGTCGTGCGACTTATATTCTTTTTTATTATACTAATTGCATGCCTTTTTATAAGTTCAGCATTTTATGTAGGAGTTGGAGCATATGTATTAAAAGTATGCTATAATATGAATTTGAAATATAATAATGGCCAAGAGGATCAGGAATTATTACCTCGTCATTTTGCATTATTACCAATATTAGTAAGAGAGTATGCCATGGTAGCAGAGCCAGAAAATGGCTATCCATTTGTTGATAAAATGAAACGATTTCTTACTGTACCTTTTTGGTATCCTAAATCAAAGTCAGAGTACAAGGAAATTAATGAACGAATAGATGAATATCAGAAGCAATTGGATGGATCCTTTTCCTATCTAAAAAAAGTTGGATTGGATAAACAAGAACCATTTCAAGGGCGTTTAAAGAAAATAGAAGAAGTATTTAAGACGTTGAATTATACGATACCTACTGCTACATCTGCTACATCTGCCGCTATGATTGCAGCCGCCGCTGCTGCAGCTGCTATACCTGCATTCTCTAGTGAACTAGCTAGCCAACGAAACCAGGCAGTAGCACAATTAAACACCACTCCAACCCAAAATCCAATGTTTTCTAAACAAATGTTTCCTAGACCAGCACAACCTGCCCCATCTGCACCACCTGCACCACCAGAAACACCACCTGCACTTTAAGGCATCTAAACAGAACGTAACTAGATTTCTAAATGAGCATAGAGGTCAGCGTCATTACACCCACCTATAATCGTCGCGCCTTCCTACCCGCTCTTTTAGAAATCTACAAACATCAGACCTTCCCCAAAGACAAGATGGAATGGATTATTTTAGATGATGGCC